TTAGTACCAGATGCATTTTTTAAAATAAGTACTGCCCGAACTGTAGTTGAATTGTCATATTCAAAAGTACCATCACCATTATCTGTATAAGTCCCAATTATAGTGCTGGCACCATAATCTGCCATAGCATAACCATCAGTCCAATTATGAGCTTCAAGTGTATAACCAGTGACAGCAGTGCCGGTTGTTTTGTTTAAAATTGTACGAGTATCAATCATTTTAATATCCTACTTTAAAACAGATGCCCCACGAGGAATTGTAAGCCTTACGCCACTTCCTGTTTTATTATTTTGTGATCTGCTTGTATAAGTATAAAATTTGCCACGATATAAAGCTGCAAAATCTTCACGGCCAATATCTTCAGCTAATCGCATTTTAACATAATATACCAATGCTCTTGCTAAAGAATCACTTATGTCTATATTATCTGTTTCTTCTGTAACAGAACCAGCAGCTAAAGAGTATTCAAGCATTATTGCGGCATCATCATCTACAGTAGGCGTTAAATACAATCCTGTCTCTGAATCGTATGCCAAAATCCCAATATTTCTTCCAGCTAAATAATATTTATATGTTTGAATATCATCACTCATATTTGCTCCTAAATGATGATTAAATCATCGTCAGTTGTAACAGTATTTGTTGAATCGTCCTGTAATAAATCAATGCCCTGAATCCTTGATATTTTTCCATATTTATCGGCATCACTATCAAGAACTGCATAAACACCTAAAAGTTTTTTCATATTTGATGGAAAATTATAAAGCCGTGTTCCGGAAACAACATCAATAGTTGAACGATCTATTTTATCAGGAATTAAATCAGCAATTTCAGAAAGCCCATCATTGATATAACTTACAATTCTTTTGGTATTCCTGGAATTAACACTTTCCATTATCTTTAATACACTTATACTCATTTATTTTCTCCTGCGGTGGCCGCTTGTTGTTGCATTGCCATTATTTCAGGATTAGAATTTATATAATTATTTAATTCGATTTGGGCCATTTTAAAATATTGATCTGCTTTTTGAAAATACATCTGTGCTTCCTGGCTGTATTCTTTTCCAGATTCCATTTCAGCAATGGCACGTTGAACTTCCTGTGCTGCTGCCTGAACTGTAACCTGTGTCATTTCAGAATCGTCTTCAGTTATCCAACCTTGAGCAGATTTTGATAATGAGTCACCACCAACACCAGACTGATCGTCTATTAATTTCTGAGCTTTTTCTAAAGCATCTTTAGCTGCCCCACCAGTAGCCATAATAGAAGTAGTTTGTCTCGAGAAGTGATTTGCGAGTGCTGTAAAATCTAAAGCAGATGCGTAAAGTATAATTATATTTTCAATTTGAGAATATGTAATAGAATCTGAATCCGTAGTATCTGTAATAATTGGTGGGGTAACAGTTGAAATAACTCCAACAGCGCTTACAGTTGGATCAGGTTTTATATAAACTTTTCCACTACGAATATAATATTTCGGGAAAAATGATGTAGCCTCATATAGACTGCCTACATAAGAAACTTGATGTGCTAATTCTGTTTCAATTTTATCACAAACTATATTATTACGCCGAACTTCAAATATTACATCAGCAGAAACAGTTTGTCCATTACCATCTGTAATATCCGTTCCATCAGCAACAAGAAACCAAAGTATATTCTTTGGTATACTCATTACAGTGAATTTAGAACCAGCATTTAGAAATGATACAATATTGTCAGTACTTGTTTCGGTAATTGTACTTTTTGTTATCGCACGAACTTTATCAACTAATAAAGTAGTCGCCATTTGACTCTCCTATGTAAAAGTAAAAAAGGGGAGAATAATCTCCCCTAATTCATTAAATATTGCACGGGTCGATAGCCAAAAATTCGATAACAATTCGTGCTTTTGCAGTTGAAGCAGAGCTATTTGCTCCACCAAAATCCCACAATAATTGAGAACCAGCAGATTTCTTAGCAGGCTCTACATAACTATATGCGGAAGCAGCAGCAGCTAACGTTGTCAAACTTGGAGTTTGATCCGTTGAACCATCATCAATAGCAGCAGAAGTAGCAATAGAAAAAGCAGTAGTCCCATAATTTTTAACAGTAACACGTTCCAAAATAACATCACTTGGAAAAGTATATACTACATCATTATTTGCTACAGCAGACATATCATCTACTTCAATAACAACAACCTTTTTATGCAAAGCCAATCCATATAATGCCTCATTGTGTTTCGAAAGACCGACAGAGGCAGCTTCTTGTTTATTTTTAATTATAGTGCTCATAGCTCCTCCTATTATTCAGCGTCTTTCCAGACAATGTGTTTTTCAGGTCGCTTAATAACCTGGCCTATTTGAGTTTGGATCAAACTGGCGTAAGCATCAATACCGTCTTTTTCAAGACTTTTGACACCAGCATAAATGGCAGTATCACGGTTCTTGCCATTACCAACAAGCGGGCTAATTTCCACTTCATCCATACTCATACCAATTATTTTAACCGGAGAATTGTTCAGATGAACATCTTCAACAAGTTTCATAGTACCTTTTGCTGTTTTAATTAACTGTACTTCGAGCAGTCCGGCACGGGCAGTTCCCAAACTTTCCATGTTAGCGCGGAATTGCGAGGAAATACCAACATTGTTTTTCAACAGACCACCGAGCAAGTTCAGCCAATTATAAGTAGGTGTATCGGCGAGGAATACCATATTATTCATTTTTGCGCCCGAACCAGGATAAAGAATATTTGATAAGTCGTGCATAAAATCATCCGAAGTTTTGGAAGTTAAATCCAAATCATACATCGGAGAATATTGCAATACATAATCAACAATACCCTGAAGCTGGCGTTCCTTACCGGATTTACCTTGATGCGAAAAGTGCAATGCACGTTCAATATCAAGATTATGTTCAATGAGCTTATCGCCCCATACACGGGCCCATTCATTAGGATCATGTTTAAGAACGGTAGCCATCAATTCTTCATCCATCTCCAAAGCAGTTTTAAAAATCTGCATATAGGCAAAACCGGAACTGTAAGGATTGTCTTGCCATCCTTCAGGATAGCCAGTACCGGAAGCAAACGAAGTACCAATAACAGTAGTTTGCTTGCTTACTAAATCAGATTTAGTTTTTGCAAACCGAGTATTATATACATCGGTAATCGGCGAATTGGATGAAAATGAACATAACTCATAATCACCGCTAATAGGTACACTTTTAATCGTTACCTGTAATTCGGTGTAGGTCGTACTTACTTCATAAACATTTTCAACCTTCGCTGTGTAGTAGCCAGTAGGAACACCGCCACCGCCAGCAGTACCGGAAACATTTATATTAATCATTTGCCCTGCGATAAAAAACTTTGGAATAGTTCCAGCAGAACCTACCTGAAAAGCGTTGGAACGTGCAGAAGAAGAAACTTCATCATAAATATTTGGGATATTACCCGCATTTTTATAATCCGTTCCCATCCGCAGCCAATACGTCGCTCCGGCAGCTACATTCATTGTAGCATCATCTGTTGCAATACCACTTCGAGTAGTACCGTGTCCAATGACATAGGCATATCGTTTCGTTAAAGATTCACGTTTTTCAAAGAATTTATATTCAGGATCATCTTTCGGCACTTTTTTCAAAAGCGAAGTAAGATAAAACCACGGATCACGATCAAACGACAATTCGGAAGTGCGAGGCATCCCAAATCGCCGCCTGAGTTCACCTGTATCTAAACTTGAACCTTGGGAAGCGATATTACCCTCTGTCAAACCAGTTACATCAAGAATATCTAAAGACATAAAGCCTCCTTGTTAGTTATTTTCTGGCAAAAATATTACCAGAATTAACAGTGCTGCGGATTTTATTAAAAATAATTTCATCATCCGAAACACCATCGTCAGTTGTTTTCTGAGAACCAACCGTTCCTAACGTCATGGGAGTTCCTGCAATACGACTTCTCTGAGTAAGCCTGTCATTTTCTAAACTTTGTATAATTTTACGATCACGAGTTTCCAAGTTTTTCAACTTAAAAATCATTTCAAGATTAAAAGGTTGTTTATTAGCCCAATCTCTTAAATCCTGAATATCATCATCAGTTAATTTATACTTCTGTTTAAGGGCTTCTTTTTCAGTTTCAAGCCTACGTTCCTGTTCTTGCTGTGCATTCTTTTTATCAAATTCTTGCTGCGCAACAGTCATTCGTTGCTCAACAATTTTGTCTACCATTCGATTAAAAACTTTCGCACTATCAGAATCAGGATTTGCAGTAACATCTTCCATATCGACTATAAAATTATCAGGAAGGCCAAGTTCTTCTTTAATTGATTTCGGTGTCTGGCCACCTCCGTCTACATAACTACGAACGGCTTTCAAAACACCAGGGTCCTCTTTTATCATACCAACTACTGGCAGATACGGTTCTACTTGTTCAAGTTTGCTCTTTAGTAGATCATTCTCTACTTTCAGCCTTTGAGCCTCTCTGCTTGAATCTTCGTACCTTTTCTTTGGTACTACTTCGTCATCATCTCCCGTATTTTTCGATTCAGTCTTTTTAGCAGTTAATTCCTGCCGTCCAGATTCAATCGCTTTTTGGAAAAAATTAGCCGGAGTATCACCATTCTCATTTGACTTTGATACAGAGCTTTCCATTGTATCGGCATTACCAATAGCTTCAAAAAAAGCCTGATCGTTAAAACCTTTGGAGTCCTTGTTATCGGAGTTACCTTTGGTTGTCATTTTACTTCTCCTTAATTAATTATGGGTTAAATAAACAATCATTTCTTTTTATTGTCAACTTTTTTCTGACTTTTTGTTTTTATTTCATTTTTAATTTTTTCAGCTTCAAGTTTGATTTTACCTTTTTGTAAATCTATTTCATTCTTAAATTTATTCTGCAAATCACGTTGTTTAGATTCCGTCTCTAAAACATCTTTTTCCATTTGGTTCGTTAAACCAAGTTTTTCAGCTTTTATGGATAATTGCAATATCTGACGTGATAATGTTTCAATATCTCCATCTTTATTTTTTATTGCTTCTTCCATTTGCTGAATCTGCTGTTTCAATTTAGCATATAAACTATTCCGTTTAACAAGGTCTTCCTTCCCTTGAATATCGGTATATTGCAAAAATTCAATATCATCAATAAGCCCTGCTTGAAACCATTTAAAATATTCTTCAAGTAAAGCCCATCGATTAACAGGTAATGTGGAACCAGCAACATAAACAATATCATATCGTGCAGATTGTAAATCTTTAAATCGCCCTGCCTGCTCACCTAAATCATTATATAATGGGATATTAACTTCTTCGCTTATTGTCTGAATTTCACCAGTTTCAGCATTAGGTTGAACAATACGAAATACTTTATGTGAACTATATAATGATTGAGCAAATTGGCTTACAATTTTACCAAGTAATTCCATCCCGGGTTCAAATATATTTATCATCCAGCCACGTAAACGACGAGTACTATATTCATCATTTGCAAGCATACCACGATAAGTTTCTGCCTGTTCCTGAATAAGCCCCATTGCAGAACCCATCATTCCTACAAGATATTCAAAATCTTGTTGGCCTTTTTCAACAAGCGTATAAAAAGCTGTATTTAATTGTGCTGGTAAAATAAATTCAGGTTTTTGTCCATCACCAAGATTATGCCAAGGAAGTTTTGCCCCGGCACTCGACATATATTTATCCCATAAATCCTCATCAATTTGCCCTTCTTCATAAAGCACACGAAGGTTACTACCAAGATTTGCATTGTGAATTGTAATTTGATGAGCTTTGTTAATTTCTTTTTGCTTGCCAATAGCAGGAATTATAAAACTAATCGGAAATGGAGTCCCTGTGAAAATTGCAGGAATTGAAAATAATGGATATTCGGTAATATATTCGGGAAGTAAATATTCATATAAAAGTTGGTCCCCTACAGAACAACTTCTTTCAATACGAGTTTCATAATAATCTGTTACGCTCACAACAAATTCATTGAAAATTTTATCATCTTTTACAGCTTCATATTCTTTTTTAGAAATATTATGGATTTCTACTTTCGTAGCTTCATCACGTGCTTTTGAAAGTAATAATTGTTCACGCTGCATTAATGTATTTTTTGCATTTTCCTGCGCATTCTTTAGTTCAAGCTCCATACGCTCTGGAATCATATCACCACTTTTTACAGCATCAGTTAATTGCAATTCAAGTTCTTTTAATTGCACATCAAGTTCTTGTGCAAGTTCTTTTAATTCAACATCAATATACTCATTGACTTCCCGTACTTCTTGCATAGAAGGTGGTATTGCGGTAACCACACGAACAAAAGGTAGTTTAACTTTACGATATTTTTCAATATACTCAAGCCTATCACTTAAAGCACCATCGGTTGTATTGTAATTTTGGATAATATCTTCAGGCTGGATTGTAGGGGAATCGTCATAATCACGTTCTGAAACATAATTATAACTACCAATTCCATTCGCTTTTTTAATTTGTGCAGAATATTGTGGTAATAATGAAAGTAATTCATCACGTGATTTAATCTTATAAATCATTTTGGCGCCAGCATCACGTCCATAAATATCTGAAGTATCTGGACTTTCCCATACATCAAACGGATCAACCGATTGTATTTTTACTTCTCCCTGACCCATATCATCATCAGGATCAATAATTACATGCCAATACATTTTAGATTTTACAACAGCATTTACTATATTTTGTCCAAGTAATGCTTTTCCGGAAGATATATGCCAAACATATTGACCTATACCGGCAAATACAGCAGCAATATCAACATCACTACCATCTCGCCCTACAGCTTGCCAACGTGGATTATTAGCAGTAAGGAAATACTTCATTAGCTCAACAGCAGGAATCACCATATTAATTACAAAATCTGGCATTCCTGCTTCTTGTAAATCTTTCTTCTGTTCTTTCGTTAGCTGATCGTTTAAATAAAAATCATAACATTCCTGGTGAGCTTTTTGCCATTTCTTACGTTCCGAAGAATTAAAAGAGCGATGAAGTGTTAAAATGTTTTGCGCTTTTTTGTTTTTTGATACCTTTGACATATGCATTCTCCAATGCTAATTTATCAAGAAATTTTTTAGTATATTTAGGATGTTTGCCATCGCAAGATTTAATATCATCTATTAAACTTTCACCTTTCCCAAGCCCGCACCATTTACCTTCAATAGAAAATGGACATTCATAATCAACAAATTTGCAAGGATCAAACATATCCAAAATCCTTCTTTTTTGCGAAAATATACAATGAAATATTATTTAACAAATTTTTTCTCACTTTTTATTCGGATCAACTATTTGAATAAAATCTAAATCAGCTAAAATTTTAGCAAATTCTTCAAAGGTATAATTCAAAACAAATGAATCATTTGTTAGTAATACTTTAACCTGTTTACCGTACGGGAAAAATGATTCTATAGCTTCTGGATTGATATAAATAAACCCATCTTTATATTCAATATTATTTTCAACATGAATCCCCATATCTTCATACATTTCAGCATTTTCAACTTCTTCGGTTACTTCGTATATTTCACATTTTAATTTAAGAATTAGCATTTTTAAATTCCTCTTTAATTCTTAATATATTTGGAGAACCATACGGTTTCCCGGCAATAGTTTTTAATTCTAATGATTGCATTCTTGCAATTTGTTTTGTCGTATAATTTGATATTCTGTTTTTCATTAGAGCATTTCGCCAATGCGTTGTTCTTCCAGTGCCTTCAATATTAAAATCATAAACAGCGCCATTCATAAAAAATACAGACCTTACATAAAATTCAGGGTATATTGTTTTAATATATTTAATTGTTTTTGTAATAGACATAATTGGTATTCTTGTGCGAATTAATCTTTTACTGCTTCTTAAAGTTATAAAAATTGTCATTAAATCTGCCACGATTTAGCCTTTCTTTTTTGAGTCTTTTTAATAACTCCACGTGCATTCCCACGATAAGGATAAGCGTGTTTAATCGCAATATGCAAAGCATCAATCGTATCATCGTGAGACATTCTTGCACCAAAAGTTATTATTTCGTGCTCTAATTCAAAATGATTTTTACGAATATAGACCCGCCCGGTTTTAAATCTTTCACCGACAACCGTGATGATTCTATTTATTTTGTTATCACGAGTAGAAGGTTTATATGGAATTACAATAATATCCCAACGATTTAATTTATCTCTACGATAATTCAAATCATTGAATACACTTCGAGTCATTGCCACATCTTCAACCGCAGCAGACTTTGCGTGATAATGATTATATAAATCAATAATATAATCAATCACACCCTTTTTCCCAATTAACTCATCATTATCATTTCGCTGTCCAGACGTTGAAATCGATTTATGCCGTTCATAATGAAGCACATAAATTCTATTATTTTCATCTACTGCAATTACAATTATAACAGAAAAATCAGAACGTTTTGTTTTAATATCCGTAGCAGGATCGCAACCAATAAAAATATTAACTGGTTTTAAAACACCATCAACACGAATATAATTTTGATTTTCGAGCCAAATATATTCGGCATCGTGGTATCGAATTACTTTTCTTCCAAGTTCTGCGTCTTCTTCGTTCTGGACCTGAAGCATATATTCTTGATAAAACCCATTGACACCCATAGGCGAAGCAGCAATTTCTCTCTTGCGCTTTTCAAGATATTCGTGTGTTAAACGATCCGGCCATACCAAACTACCATCTGGAAGTATAGCAGGGAAAAATAAAATTTTCCAGGCAAAATCTTTCATTAAAGCTGGATCATCTTTTATCTTAAAATATTGTTCTATTTTATCCTGAGTGAATCCAGCATAATGAACAGGAGTATTTATAAAAATAAACTTATTGCCTAATTGCCCTTGTTCAATAGCTGGCATTAAAGCGTTTGTAATTGTAAGTGAAAACTTTTCACGAGCATTATCAGTAATTGTATTCTGTTCATTCTCGGCATCATCGGCAATAATACCACTATATCGTTCAGCGCCAGTCATTACAGATGCCATAGTATCGCCACGAAGTGAAGTAAGATTCGAGGCCGAAATCATCCTATCATCATAAATTGTTGTAATATCTTCTGCCGTCCACCGCCTGCCTTTAAGTTTTCCAAAAATTTGGATAAGATCGGGATTGAATTCAAGCATATCTTTAATATATTGTGTATTGTTTTGAGACTTACGCTGACTTGATGATACCCAGCCAATATGTTCTGTACGGAGTGGCCCCAATCCCCATTCTTTGGCCTTTTTTGCAAATGTAAGTTTACGAAGAATATATGCTTTCGTAAGGGTCGTTTTAGCATAATCCCTGGTAGCAATTAAAGCAATAGGTTTATTATCCAAAGAATCAAATTCTTTCATAGTAATATAATGAGCCTTTGGATTTACTGATTTTCTAAAGTCAGGCAAAAAGAGCTTACCAAATGCCATAGTAGAACGATAAGCTCTTATTATTGCCTTTTCAGTTTCAGAAATATTAGGAAATTTTAAATTAAGATTTGCCATTTACTTACAACAAACCTATCACACTTTTATAAGCGGCCATCTTGCCTTCAAGTTTAGCCAATAATATTTGCTGTGCTTTATAGTCAATGAATGTATTTAATTTTAATTCATTGTATTCGGCTTCAGCCTCAGCATAGTTAATTTCAAGTCTCTTTTTTAAAGGCAATTCGTTTAGTTTATTTTCATTATCTTGTTGCATTAATTCACCATGATAATCACTTGCATTAATACGATCGTCTGGCTGTGAGACTTTAATAGGTTTACTGGTCTTCTTCTTCGAAGTCTGCTTCTTTTGTGCCATCTTCTTCTCCTAAAAGTTTGTTATCATTTACACCGCTTAGTCTATCAGGATTAAATCCTTGGAAAACTGCGGCGACACCTAATCCACTTTGAGTGGAATTTTCTGTTTCAATAGTACCTATAATTTCACCAAGTTTTACAATTGCGTCAAGTTTTATATGTTCACTCTTTGCTTTTTCATATAACTTAGCCAGCCCTTTTAAAACATAAGCATCATCATATCCGGCTTTTTTAGCAATCTTTTTAACTTCATTACGCATAGCATCAACTACCTTTTCTGAGTTCATTAATTTTTTAAGTTTATGTAATGGACTCTTTACATTATAACAATTCATTACAGCACGAATAGGGTCCACACCAGCAATCATTTGAAATATAAAAGCCTTGTCTTTCGTACTAAGGACTTTTACTATTCCATGGTCAATCGCACTCATTAATGATGTACGTTTTGGATGTGCAGATATATCGCTATCCATAAAATATGGATATTTATCCCTTCTGTTCCCTTTTCGTATAAAGGCGCCAACGGTTGTATAAACAAAAGTTATCACAGTATTATTAGCTTTACGATAAGTTTTGACATTTATTATTTCTGTTACACCACCATCATCAGTTAAAACCCAATCACCATCTTTACCTTTATGCCAATCAGTTACCAATGGCGGTACTACGCCATCGTGTGCAAGAAAGAAGCTCTCAAATTCTTCTTTGCTTTCGAAAACATAATGTTTAGCTTTTTTTATTATTCGATAATTCATTTTGCTTTCTCTGGCTTCTTATCAATATTTGCTTTACGTTTTTTAATCCCATCACCAGTACCTTTAATCTTGTTTGCTTTTAAACGCTTTTTGAGTTTCTTTAAATTATTCTCAAGAATTTTCTCCATTGGCACTTCAATGATAGAAGAAATCCCGGCTACTAATTGTATAATTGCAGCTAAGGCATTTATCTTATAATCAACTATCATTACTCCGGATTGTGCTGTATTAGCAAATTGCGAAGCTATGAAATTCATTCGGATTGCATATTTGTAAAGAAAAGCAGGTTTAGCAGAAATGCTTCGTTCAAAAACTTTAATATCATTGGCAACAATTCTACTCAATTTTAATTTGTATTGTATAGCAAGTTGAGCAGCATACCACATGACATCCCCAAGCTCATCAGCAATTTCATTTTTCTGTGGTTCAAGTAATTTATAATCGCCACGTATTACCTTTTTTAATTTGTTTAAAACCTCTCCAATCTCACCCACAAGCCCAAGCTGTAAATAAAGAATACCATCTTCGCCAGTTGGATATTGTGCTGTAGTGTTTGTTTCAATAGCATACCTGTCAAATGTTATAATTTTCATACGAACTCCTTAACTGTTATTCTACAAATTGATTCCGGTAATTCTTTATCTACTATTACCGGGAGTATAGTTATTTTTTTTACAATTTTCCAGTTATCGTCTTTTATAATTCCAGCGCCAGAAAGCACATCCTGAAAATATTTATCAATCACAGATACCATATTCATCGTATCAAATTTTCTATTGTTACAAGCAATTATCTGATATTCAATTTCAACCATTCCCATTTTTAATAAATGAGCATCACATTCCATAAGAAATGGAATTATTATATCTTTGTATAAGCGCTTAGATTTAGCAAGCATTGACCAATGAAGATTACGGTAAGCATTAAGATTAAGTTGGAACCAATTCATCTTACCAGCTTTAGTAGTACTAAGAAGTATCTTGGTAGGGGAGTCTATTGTAAATCCAGTTTTATTTAGTTTACCTGGCATTATTTTATTTTCCTTAATGTAATTAGATAGGCGAGTAGTGCAATTCCCACTTCTATATTACTAACTTTCATAAGAAATAATGCAATCAAGCCTACAAGTATAGAAGAAGCATTATTAACAAAATGCTCTTTATTCATTATGCAATCCTTAAATGTGAATGGACTTTAAAAGCGTGCCCTTCAAATAACTTTTCTTTTTCATATTTAACATTGACTTTTTGCCAATCCTCATCACTTTTATTTTCTTTTAACCAGCCGAACAACAACTTAATTTCTTTCTTTTCATCATCATCAGCCATTAAAATCAAACCAAGAATATCGTAATAAAAGTCAACTTTTGCCATTCGATGATTTACAAAATCATTAAACAGTCGCTCTAATTGTGTAAAAATATTTTCTCTCATTTCATTAACCTTTCTAAATTACGTTTCTGCTTTACTTCTGTAAATGTTTTTAATTCTGCAATAAGCTGTTTAATCTTATTGATGCTTGGTTCCGGAAGATTGTTACGACCACTATCAGCACCAATATTTACAAAGTGAGGTTTAGCTAATTTAATCATATTTACGAAAGGATATAAATCAAAATCCATTATTGGTTCAATTGTAATCATTTTTTTAAATTGGTAACCAAAATAATTACCTAAGTAAAGTAATCTGTCAGGCGAAGATACGGCTTTAGAAATATTATCATAAATTCTGTTTGTTTCTGCTGTAGCACCAATTATAGAACCTTCTGGAATTTCAGATATGAAGTCTTTAAATCGTGCAGGATTTTTAGATTGGAATAAGTATTGATTATCTTTATAATGATTGCATTTATTAAGAACAGTTTCTATCCAAACATCAGGGACTTCGTTAGCAAACATATCAGTCGAACTACCGACAAAAATAAAATTATTATCGCCAAGACTGGTTTCTAAATCTTTTTTATCTAATCGAAGTTTGTCATTTGGCATCATCTCCCATATACGGCGCATATAACAATAAGTACAATTATGGGGGCATCTACCTTTAATTGGATTCCAGGTATGCGTAACAAAATCATACATATTACCTGATTGTTTATTTAAACTCATTTCTTTTCCCTCTTTTCAGTAAAACGATAACTATACTTATTAATACTACTCTCAATAGCTTCCCGAACTAAATCCTGATAACTGTATTTACGTTTCTCTGCAATCGATTTTGAAGCAGCAATAATTTGTAATCTGCTTTTCCATTCAGCAGGAATAGTAATGTTGATTTGTATTTTTTCCATATTAATTACCTTTAATATTTTATTTTCTATAAATATAGAATACTATAAAACAAGAATCAAGTATTATTTAATATCTATTAAAACTTTTTATTCCTCATTTCTAAATTCTATATCTTTTCTGTCTTTTGGAATATAGTTATAATATGATGTTACTATATCGAGTCTGCGGATTCCTTCTTTTTTAGCTTTAGCTGTATTGAATACTACATTCGGATTTACCTGGAAACCGAGTTCGAGTTCTTTAATTATATTCGAGTTCTTTAATTATATTTCCTTCAATCAATTTCTTAATTACACGATAAACTGTCTTACGTGAAATTCCGGTCCCACGAACTATCATTTCCTTATTAGCCAATACTTTATTTTCATAATCCCGATTGTCTAAAAAGAACACAAGCACCTGCATACTCTTATCGCCAATTAAATCAATAGCAAATAAAAGATTCTTCAACCATAACTTCTCCCAATTAATATCAACATCAAATACCTGCATCTTTACGCTATTGGTTATCTCACCAGTTTTCAAACTAACCACTTCTTCCCAACCTACAGCTTTACGCCCACGACCAAATGTTTTATTGTCTACCATAAGTACTCCTTAATGTGTATGTAATGTATACTACAATATAGCATATTTTCCATATTAATACAACCAAAATAATGTATTTTTTAAATATAAATAGCGCAAATTTGACCTGTCAGTAGGTCATATTTTCCATATAGAATTGTTGTAAATAAAGAACTTACAAACCTGTTCTTCTTTAACGATAGTTAGACGTAACTAAAATTAGTAAATAAGTGATATTTCTTTGTAAATATTTTTTCACTATTAATTCTTCCCGTACACTACTATGTACACCTATTGTTTTTTCTATGCAATTTTGATGTGCGGCTATATATTCATCTATGGTACCCCTAAAACGGGATTTCGTTATTTGAATTTTCCGTTGAGTTTGATTCTGTTTTTGTTTAACTAAAGTGAGGTGTATTATGAACGAGATTACTGTAGGTTTGATTATGCGTGTTCCTATTAAAAAGGACGCTGAGTTTGTAAATCCGCAAACAGGTGAAACGTTTAAGCGTACCGTTACCGACTACATTGATGCTAAGGTATCGAAGGTAGAAGGTAGTGATGTAACGATTCGTTTCGCATCAGGTACAGAGCGTGTATTGAGCCTGTAACGTACAGGAGAGTAGGCAAGTCTTCGGGCTTGCTTGCTCTTTTTGAGCTCACGAAATAGGAGCAAATATGTATCAATTAGAACAAATACTTAAAGTAATATATAATTACTCAGTATAGGATTATTTATCTTATGGATAATAATAAGTAATATCATAGATAACATTGGAGACTAATATAAGGAGACAATTACTGACACATCTGGCCTGGTAAGCCAGAGATAGTAATGTACCTTTTAATTATTATATACCTACGATATATTTTCTTAACTATTCTTTTGAGGCCTTTGGTA